ATGTTAGCACTCAACGTAGCGGCATCGGCGCCTGCACTGTCTTTAGAACTAATTAATGTTAAGTGTCCTGTTGATGTTGGGTTATCTTGTTTAGCAAGGTATACAGCATATTCACCGTCACCGTTATCTGCTACTTCAATGATGTCACCAGTTGCAATAGCACTGTCTGAGTACACAGCACTTAATGATGACTTACGATATGTTTGAGTTGCACCATCATCTGCTAAACCAACTGCACCTGAGTATCTTGCACCACTGATGTAAATTACATTACTTGTACTTGTGCCAATTGCAGTAGGTAAGTTATTACCAATAAAGTTCAGTGTACCTGATTGATAGTCAAAGAACCATTGGTCGTCACTGCCGGAACCAGTTTCAAATAATTGTGTTCCGTTAGTTTGTGGAGAACTGTCACCTGATGTAGATGCGTATACTTTCAACTGATATGTAGCACCAAATAGAGGTGGTATCCAGTTTGTACTACCTGCTTTCCACGTTCTGTTATTACTTGATGTTGCATCTTCTGTACACTCTACAGTGTTACTTAATGTATCGGAGTACACAGTTACAAGGCTTGAACTTGCAGAAGGTATTACAACTGGTATCGAAGCACTTTGGTTCCATATCTGTGATGGTCTAATAATTGCTTCTGAAACAATTGCTTCGTTGGGAGCCTTTTTATTTGCATTGGTATCAGTTTTAGCCTTACTAAAACCTACCTTCTTCCAAAGTAAATCGACCTTTTGACTGTCTGATATTGCCATTATGATATACTCACTGCTGTTAATGAGTCACCTGACTCAAGTTTTATTCTCACAAGAATGTTATTACCTGTAGCACCTGTACCGTTCTGATCACCTAATGTCATTGTGTAAGTTCCACTTGATGAACCACTTGTTGGTATCCTATCACCTGATGTAAATGCACAACCGTTACTGCCGTTACCACCTGCACCTGTATCAGCACCTGGAGTACCAGCACCACCGTAAGTGATACTTGAATCTATCCAACCGTTAATTGTACTGGTGTCATCTATGTCAGTGCCTGGAGCCGCAACCCATAATCCGCTAATTGAACCACTTAGTGTGATATCAAAGTTAGCCATTGTGGTTCTTCTAAATGCAAAAGTAAAGTATTGATCTCCACTTCTTCCAGATAAGTCTGGCCCTACTGGCAAGTAACCTGTACTTAAATCAGTGTTAAAGTGAGCTAAGTCACCAAAACGTGTTATTGCTTCTGATGTTCCTGCAACTGTTACAGCACCGCTCCATGCGTTTGCTGTATAGTAATTAGTTGAACTACTGAAAGTTGGTGTATCGTCTGAACCACCAAAGCCTGTAATTCTTTTACCGTCATCATCATGTGTAGCACCTAAACTGTCTGCTACTGGAATGATTTCGCTAACACCACTGCTACTGTTCTTGGTTTGTATTTTCTTGTCTGTGATTTCTGAGTATGAAGATGTTCCGTTAACATTTTCTACTCTCACCTTAATTTGTTCTACACCAGTTTGTCCACCATTTACATTAACTGATAAGTCACCTAAACTGTATGCACTTGATACACCTACGTTAACATTTGGTATACTACCAGTTAACATTGAGCTTGTACCGTCAATCTGTGCATATGAATAACCTTGGTTATTCACAGTTCTACCTGATGTGCCTTCATAGTTAGTACCGTTAGTGAGGTCTACTGGAGTTGATGTATTCTTATATGTTTGACCTGTTAAGTTCTGCACAGTTAGTCCTGACAATGTTAATGTAGCATTGTTTGTGTAGTAAGGAATACCTGATTCATATGCAAGTGTTCCTGCACTTGATTCAACTAATGTTGCACCAGTTGTGCTAATACTTGGACTACTTGTCATATCATCTTTCACAAATTTTACTGTATTTGTGCTATGCTCTGAACCGTCAAAGTCATGTCTTAATTTAATTTCGTGTACACCAGTTGCTACTTGTGAGTTCGTAAATCTTGCTCTTGGCTTGAATCCTTTGTACAAGTTTGGTGTGTAAATACTGTTACTGAAACTTGTACTTGAACCCGAACTGGTTAATAAGTTATAATCACTCTTGTTAATTAATTGTACGTTAGCATCAGTGTCACCGTCACCTGCTGTAGCAAGTGTTAATGAACCTGCTTCAGTGTCACCGTCAAACACTTTAATGTCACCGTCATCACCATCATATGAATATGAATCATCTGCACTTGCTTCAATATATGTTCCACCACTGCTGGATGTAATTCTTGTTACAGTATCACCTGCACTTGAACTTGATGCATTAAAGTTTTGTGTAAAGCCTACAGCAAGTTTTGGACTTGAACCTGAACTGCTTTCGTCTAATACCAATGTCTTTGTACTTAAATTGTTTGGAGCCGCTTCTGCTGGATCGTAAACTTTAATTGAGTCTGATGTAGTTGAACCAACTTCACCTGGATCAGCAGTGTTATGAGCTGTTTGTTGCATTGTAATGGTGTAGGACGAGAAGCCACTATCTGCAGAATATGTGTGACTTACTCGTGATTGTCCTACGTCTCCAGCCTCTCCAGATGCTACTGAAGTATTGGCGGAGCCATCCCCCCAACTAATTTCGTATGTACATGTTGCTGTACTTGAATTTGATGTTGTATTTTCAATGTATATTGTTTCACCAGCATCAATGTGTCTATTGTTACCAGTTAATGCACTACCACCACTTGAAGCCGCATACAGATCAAAGTCTGCTACTGGCGTTGCAGTGTATAGTGTTATGAAATTGTCTTTTGTTGTACTTGCAGTACTGCCTTCACCTGAACCACTAACATTAAATGCTGTTACGGTTACACTGTATGGTGAATTAGTATTGTCAGTATATGTATGGCTTGGAGTACTGTCTGATGTTGCAGTAGTTGTTTGGCCATCTCCCCATGCAATAGTGTATCTGTTTGCACTACCAACAACACTTGTTGATAATGTTACACTTAAAGGATTACCACCTGAAGTCACGTTAGTTGAAAAATCAACACTCTTAACAAAGGTATTGTTTCTAACGTTTTCTAATGCTTCATTAATCTTATCTAAGCCTTCTGAAACAGTTGTGGTATTAGTTAATGTTTGTACTGCTCCATCTGTCCAACTTGCATCTCCTTCTGTTGAGATGTCACCAAGTTGTAGGTTGAAACCGTCACTTAATATTGTGCTACTAAGTGCATCTAATTGTGCCTTAGTAACTAAGTCGGAGGCCGTTGTAGCATTTGCTCCTTGAGCTCTTGTTAAAGTTGTGCCGTCTTCTGAAGTAAAGACAAACACACTTGTATCTGCATTACCAACAAGTTTAGGGCCTTGTTTACCAAGTTGTAAACTTCTGCCTGAACCTGCCAGTCCGTAATCTTTATGTTCTGCCACTTAAAGTACTCCTAAGTTGAATTTTTACATAAGTATTTATCTAATTGACCAAACAATAATAGGACTATTTTAATGCATTACTTTGACCCTAAGTGGAACAATAAAACACTTGATTATGACTTACAAACACACGATTGGCCCACTTTTTGGCTCGATGTTGCTAAAGAAAAATTCCCACAAATAGAAACACTTGAAACAATACACAAAGTATTAACACCAATTCAAATAAGTGAATTAGGTAGACATTTACAATTTGCTTGTGATAGACCAGAGTTCATGGATAGAGTTGATGCATTCTATACACAATATGTTCCAGATCTAATCGACAGCGACGAATGGATGGTACAACGTTTCTTTACAATCAGAATGGTTATACCAGACCAAGCAAAGGCAGGTAGGCTACTTGCATTCCATCAAGGTGTATGGGTTGGTAATGGTTTAGGACTTAGAACTATATGGACACCATTCACAAAATGTTATGAGAGTAACAGTATGCAGATGCTTGAACGTGATGTGTCAGAACGTATAACACACGATTCAATCAGAGAGGATTGGGACTACGATAAATTACAAAAAGAATGTGTTAAACATTGTTGGCCTGTTACACTTGAACCAGGTCAATCTCACTTATTTGATCAAACAATTGTACATGGTAATATCAACAATGACACAGATATCACACGTTGGAGCATGGACGGTAGGATATTAATTAAGGGCGGTGATTACCATAGAAAATTACCTGGAGGCTATTTCCGTTTCCCAGGTGAAAGACCAGATAACAGACCAATCGACACTGACAAGGTATGGATTAGTTATGCTGGTTGGAACAGCAAGTGGAGTAAAGAATTACCATTGCCTATGCAACGTAGAGTTATTAATGACTATTGCGAGAAACACGGCATTAAAATCAACGACTATCAATTT